ACGGGTGGCACGACTTTCGGGTGCAGTACTTTACACCAGGCGTAGGCGCGGGAGCGCGTGACATTACACAGGCGTTTACTCAGGGAGTACAGGTACAGGGGGGATGGGAAAGGGCGGAGGCAGCCGCCGCTGCTAGACTGCGCGGCCGCAACAAACAGAAACGCAAATGAAGAGTAAATCCGTATGAAATTTTTCAGCACATATCTCGTCGAACTGTTTAACCGTCCGTGGCAGCACATTGAAACCGATGAGTACACCACCCGCAAGTCGCTCAAGCATCACCTGGCGGGCGTGTTCGATAGCAAGTTCCGTCGTGAGAATTTGCTGTCTGTGCGCTACACTTACGCTGATCCAAAAAACCCTAAAGACCCCACCAAATACCTCACGGTGTTGTTTGAGCAACAAAACAAGAACTCATGGGAACTGCTGTTCTACATTGGTGGCAACACTTCAGCAAAAGTAAAAAGTGATGAGGGTGGGATATTTGTATCGGTACTGGATGCCGCAGACAAGTTCCTGAAAAAGCACAAGCCGCAATTCATTACAATCACCGCTGCGTCACAGTACGAGGGAAAGGAAGCAACAAATTCACGCGAACGGGCGTATGCAGCACTGGTCAAGCGATTTGCGTCACAGTATGGTTACAAAGTCGATTACAAATATTCTGGTAGTACGAAAGCAATGTGGAAACTCAAACGACTTGAACCGTGATAGACTTCCAAACCTATCTCACCGAACTGTTTGAGCAGCCTTTACCTGTGCGTGAATTAAAGCGTATTGGTTAAAGTGTCAACCAAAACTATGGGCCCGTACTACCAAAGACGACAAGTACGGTCGAATGCTCGTAGAGATATATTCAGACTCGTCTATTGTGTCTTTGAATTCTTTAATGATAAATGAAGGCTATGCTTGGGGATACGCGGGAGAAACCAAAGTAAAAGACTTTACTTTGTTGGATCGTGTTCGTACAGAATCGTTGGCACACCAAAACCAACAGGGTAAAGGCAAAGCCTCCACTCACACACAGCAGTCTTAATTACTACATACTCATGTCAATTTTTGCTTTCAATACCATGAGGAACCCCAAATCATGTCACGACTAAACATCGAAAAGTACTCTTCGCTCAACGAAAGCATTGCCAATGTTCAGAATCCAGAAGCTGCTCTACAGGAAGCACTAGATTACACTTCTGCACTGGAAACAGTTATTCTGTCCCTGTGTGAGGAGTTAGACCTTGATCCAGAGGAGTTGGTGGAAGACGCGATGACAATGGCTCGTGAACGGGAACACGTTAAAAAAATGGAAAAACAAGGCAAGAAGAAAGGCAGCAGCCACAAGGTGTTTGGCAAGGGCGGTAAACTAATAAAGGGAATAAAAAGTTTATTATCCACGGTGCCTGTGTACACTCCTTCACCTTGGCAAGGGCGGTAAACTAATAAAGGAAATAAAAACTTCACCCCGCAAAGACTCACGAGATATTACTGGCAGCCGTTATCCTGCCGCAGGAAAAGGACACACATGGAAAATCTACACGAACAGGTGCAAGAAGTTGAAGAGTATAACCGCTTTCTTGAAACTGTTCTGATCCAACTCTGCGAAGAACTAGACATAGATCCACAGGAGTTGGTGGAAGACATTCTGACCGCTGGAAGGGATCTTGAACACAAAAAGAAATTAAAGCGTTCAGAAAAATTAATGTCGCTAATGGTTTCCGCAGCAAACAAGCGAGCAGCAGAGAAATATCACAAAAAGAATGTGGACCAGTACACCAAAGAGTTACAGTCCAAGAGGACGTACGGTGCGGGTGGTAAGGTGTTGACGGGATTAGGCCGAAAGTAATTTACTGATGGGGCTGGGTGGTTTTACTGCTACCTGCTGCCCCGCAGTAAACACACCAAGTATATGAACAGTTTCCGCTCCTATCTCACCGAACTTTTTGAGAAGCCGTGGCAGCACATTGACACCACGGAAGTCCGCTTCAGCGATGGCTTGTGGTTGGTGAGTTACATTTACGCTGATCCAAATTACACCAAAGATGATACTCCGTGCCCATGTGGATCGGGCAAAAAGTTCAAGCAGTGCTGTGCGAACTGGCGCAAAGGGCATCTAACGGTGGCGTTTGAGCAACAGAACAAAAACTTATGGGCTCTGCTGTTCCACCGTGGCGGCAGTTTCACCGCGAAAGGACAAGGTGACGCGAGTGGAGTATTTGCATCAGTACTGGACGCTACAAAGAAATTCCTGAAAAAGCACAAGCCCCAATTCATTGAGTTCACCGCAGACAAAGACAAGGGTAATTCACGCGAACGGGCGTATGCAGCACTGGTAAAACGATTTGCGTCACAGTACGGATACACCGTGGACTACAACTCGTCCAATGAAGTGGACGCAATGTGGAAACTCAAGCGAGTAAAAGAGGATTTCCAATCGTGAACAGTTTCGTCTCCTATCTCACCGAACTGTTTGAGCAGCCTTTACCTGTGCGTGAATTAAAGCGTATTGGTTACGGGCCCACTACCATTGAAGTTACCTATCAGGCACAGACCAAAAGCGGACAGTACCTGAACATTGATATTACCAAAGTTAAAATCAGTGGATGGGAAATAAACTTTACGCTTGACGGTTCACACAATCTTACCAACCACGGTAAACCCCACCACATACTTGCCACGGTGGTGCAAGCGGTTCGCTTGTTTCTGAAAGACCACATGGACTCATGGGAAGAACTGCCAAAGGAACTGATCATGGTGTCCAAAAGCATTGAAAGCAAGCGTGATGCGGTGTACTCGGCAATGATGCGGAGATTCGGTAAAGAGTTTGGTTACACCATTACCGACCGCTACACCACGGGTACGCCTGAAAACAGGCGCACGGTGACTACTGCCAAATTAACCGTGCTGCCGTGGGAAAATGTGGAAGCCTCTGCAAAACCCACGGTGGGTGGAAGGGATACAGGTTCCCAATCCACAGGCGCACGTGAACCACAAAAGTTTCTGCGTGTATTTGATTTTGATGACACGCTTGCACACACAAAAATTTATGTGGGAGTTGTGAGTAACGGCAAAACTCTGCACAGACTGTCCTCTCTGCGGTTCAAGGACTACTTGCTGAAACCTGGTGAAACATACGATTTCAGTAGTGCAAATAAAGTGATTGATCCCCGTCCGATTGGTGCGGTTCTGAAAGTAATGCGTGAAGTGCTTGCACAAGGCAAAAAAACTGTGATTCTTACAGGCAGAATAGACGGCAACTCTGTACGCAAGTGGTTGCAAAGCATTGGCATTGATGTTCCTGTTTTCACCGTGGGACACACGGGCGCAACTCACACTACTATTGCACAGCGCAAGCGTGATTGGCTGGAAACCGCAATTCAGCAAGGGTACACCGATATTGAGTTCTGGGACGACAACGCAAAAAATATACAGTTTGCAAAAACACTAAAGTCTCAGTTTCCCCATGTTCGACTCCGCACCCGTCTTGTAAAATATAAGTCAAAACAGGGAGTACACGAAGAGCGCGACTACAAAGCAGAGTACACCAAAATGTACGGTGGAAACAACCCTACACCCAAACAGCGCGTGGCCATGAAAAAGAAAACTGCACGAAAGCGGGTGCTGAGGCGTATGGGGCGTGAAGGCCGCTCCAATGACGGAAAAGAAATTGACCACAAAAACGGCAACGCACTAGACTCACGACCTTCCAATCTTCGTTTGGTGTCCAGGCACACCAACAGGTCTAAAGACAACAACAAGTGGCGAAATTGATATTTAAATGTGTGAGCAGTCGGGGCGACCTGCTGTAAATACTAAATATAGACGAAAACTTAAAATCACCCAAAAGGAGAACCATTATGGCATTCACAGCAGGATCGGTCGAACTCGCAAAAGCACAAAAACTAGCTAGTCAGTTGTCTGCCCACTTCCAAACGGTGGGTGAAGACAATGGGTCAGGATTCACTGCTGCCGTATTTATTGAAAACGCAGCACGGAAACTGGGATTCGGGATTACTGGTATAACCACAGGAAAAGCATTCCCGCCGTTTGGTTCTGCTGGTCGTACCCTGAACAAGGATTTCACTGTTGGCGCACTCACCGCAGTGCTACAGAATCCTTCTAGTATTACCAATCCAAACGGAATCACTGTTGGATCTTTTTCTAACGGTGCAACTGTTGGCATCTACATGAAGGGGTTTGTGCGTGACGGCAGCGACACCACGGTTACTAATTCGTCCTCTGGTGCGGTTGCAGGCACTACCTTTGAGTCTTTCGGCGGCGGAACCGTGGTAAACGGAGGTTTCACTGCCTGTGTGTTCTTTGGTGGCGCAGAAGGAAGCACGGGAACGGTTTCTTGAGTAGGTAAAAATGTCTGAAGAATTTGATTTTGGTTTTACGGCAGTAGACGAAAGTGAGTTGGGGGCCACCTACTCGCCGCCGCCTCCTCCTCCACCGCCGTCTGTGTCTCCAGATGCTATTGCTGCCATAACAGTACAAATTGGTGAACTGCGAACAGCAATTGCAGCAATAAAACCTGTGTCCACTGTGCAGCTTACGCGAGTGGAAGACAAGATTGATCGTGTACTAAACATGGAACTACACGAGATGAACGCAGCACTACAAAGTCAAGGACAAAGCATTTCATCAGTGCTTGACGAAGTAGAAGAACGCTCTAATTCCATACGGGAAGAGTGTAAAGAAAAACTGCAATCGGTAGAGCGATTAATTTTGCCTCTTCTTACAAACCTTATGAAAAACCCCGAAAAAATTTACATTAAGTGGGAGAACCGTGCAGAACGACTTGCAGCACAAATAGATAAAATAACAGCAATAACACGCTCTTTTGGAGTTTAAAATGGAAAATCTTGAACCGTACAAGAGTTTACGCACTGTGATATACGAGGTACAAACTGCCAGTAAACCTTCCACACACACACAAAACCCGTCTGATCCCAAAGAAAAAAAAAATAATAAAACTTGGAAAACTGCCAGTGGAAAATGGGGAGCAAAAAACAAAGAGGGTGTGGTTGATTACTTTGAAGACGAAGACAGTGCAAAAGCGTGGATTACTGGAAATTTTAAACCTGCTGGTCGTGTAGACAAACCTGGCGACACATCAGTTCCTGTTGAATTGGATCGTGACGGTTATGAGGTACAAAAACGTGCAGAAGAAACTCCTGTAAAAGCAAAACCCAAGGGAACCACAGAACCCCGACCTGTTTCTCAGCCCGTAGCACCCTCCCCCAAAGCAAAAGCGCAAACAGCAGCAAATAATACTCAGAGTGCAACACAACCGCAAAACAGTGAAACAAGTACGGCTCAATCCGACACCGAAGAACACCCTGATATAGGCGCAAAGAATCCTGAAACAGAATTTGACTCGCATATTAAACCTGATCCAAATGCTACAGAGAAAGCAAAAGCAAAACCTGATATCCGTAAAGCAAATGTGGTGGCAAAGGCTATAAAGTCTGGTGACTTGGACGGACCACAGAGTGACGCAGAGTCTGTGTTTGGTGACGCTGCTGCGGAGCAACGGTTCGTAGAAGAGATAAACCACGCTGCACTGTCTGCCATGCGTGGACAGCAAGCGTATGATTTTGAATTGTGTTCGGAAGTGTTTGCCCACTTGGGGCTGTGCTTTGACTCAAAAACCAAAGAAAAAGTCAGCAAGGGGATTCCCCGTGATCAGATGCCCCAGTTCTCGTCACAGGTTGATCCCAACCGCACAGACACCCCTGCATTCCAAGCTCTCATGCGCGGCAAGAGCTACACCTCACCTGATCAAGTCACTCCTGAAGACCTGAAGAGTGAAGTAAACATGGAGCGCGAGTACCGCAAGGCTCTTGAAGACTCTGGTTACGATGTGGAAGAAGAAGAAGTAAGTGTGACAACTCTGAAACCTATTCAGGGACAACTAAAGGGCGAGAAGATTGCGGGAATGTACGGTACACTTGCTGCTGCACAAGCAGACCCACAGAACTACGGCAAGTTTGCTGCTCGTCTTCTTGAACCCATCTATGTGAGTGACGGCTACGTTATTGACGGTCACCACCGTTGGGCAGCACAGGTGGCAATAGATATAGCAAATGGTGCAGGAGCAAACTCTACCATGAAGACCCGTACAATTAGCAAGGGCGGTAAACCTGTGCCAGTGGAAGAAATTATTAAGTTCTCCAATAAATTTCAGAAAGATATAGGACTACTGAGTCAGACTCGCGGTGGAGAAACCGTTCAAGAAAAAAAACCAACAAAAGAAGAGTACCTTATGAACAAATTTAAAACAAATCGCTTGAATCGTGTTGTGCTTAAACTGCACGAATCTAACAGTAAATCTAAGAGTGCCGAGGCAGAAAATAAAATTTATCTAATGAAGACCATGAAGATATCAACCACACCAGGCGAAAGCGCATTTCAAACCTTGTACCGTCACGGATTTAATCACTACATTGTGTCGTACTCCACAATTTCAGGTGAAACCATGATTTTCAAAGCAGACAAAACTGGCAAGGTTACAAACTGGTCAGATTTGTGGGTAGAGCGTAAGAAAACAGATCACAACAGAGCAATCAAGGACTACCTTGGCAGCGTGAAGAGCAACTCAGACAAGTCATTTAAGATTATTAAGGAGTCTGTCTGTGCTGAAGACTCTGTGTGTGTACACGAAAAAAATGAACCAAGCGATTCTGTTCGTTTCTCCAGAGCAATGCAGCCATTAAAAAGCCGTAAAACTGACAGGTACGGTAATATTATTAAGTCTGCTTCTGTTCGTTCTGCCACAAGAAAATCAACAGACGATTCTATTGCTCGAAACCAAACCACTGCCCAAGACCTTATTACCACTATTGAGATGAAACCTGTGGGTACAACATTCGAAATCTACGGTAAAAAGGGCGGTAAAGAAACCAAAGTAAAGGTAAAGAAAATAATGAAAACGGGTGAAAAGATTCTAGTGGTTGGAAACACTGAAGTAGATTTACACGCTTCAGGTAATGGTTTACAAGTACTAAACAAAAGCACTCGTAGAGCACTGCTTGACGGTGGAAACGATATGATTTGGGAGAGTGAAGACTTTATAGATGTGGGCAGACTGTACATCAGCGAAATGCGAAAACTCTTACCTTGGAGTAAGCGACCGCCAAGACTTTCTGATACTGAACTTGAAACCATTTCAATAAAACGCAGAAAAAGATTTTTAGCTGCGAAAAGTGCAGCAGCTAATAAACGTGTTGCCCAAGGAAGAGCGGCATGGAAAAAAATAAAGACACCATGAAACAGTTTAAGGAGTTACGCGATCTTGCATTTGCGTCTCTGCAACGCATATTGTTTGATGAATTTGATGCAGAACTCACTGAACACAAAATTGTGCTTGATATGCCCAACTTTTCACGGGAAGATGTGGTGGACTATTTGAACGAAGAAGGTATAGAGTGGGAAGAAAAAGACGATATAATTCATATTATTGATCCTGTGGAAGAAGCAGATATTATTATTGACACGGAAGAAGAGGACGAGATAGACGAAGAGTTTATTGTGGAAAGTGAAATGCTGAATGAAATTGCTGCAAAGCGTAAAATTGTGGTTCGAAAAGGCAAAAAGAGAATTATTTTTAAGTGCGCTCCCGGCTTTAAAAAGAAAACTCCTAGAACTTGTATGAAGCGGCCTGCTTCACAACTCAGAAAACTGAAACTTAGTGCAAGGAGAACTGCCCGTAAAAGTCGTGGCAAACGGTCACAGGCAAGGCGTAAGCGCAGAATATCTTTACGAAAACGACTCACGTTCGGAATACGAACAGGAAAACGAAAGTAAGTAGATAATGATAAATTATGAGCAAACTGATAACGGTGGATCGGTTTGTGTGGCACAAGATACAGATTTTTGTACTCTTACATACCAGTTATCAAATAAAACAAGTCCTCTGTCTGTACGGTGCAGCATAGACAAAAACTCTGCACCAAAAACCGTTGGTTTTGTTGTGTGTTCTTTGCTGGAAAAGTACTCACCAAAAGTTTTACTGATTTCCTCCAAAGACATTGCTGTTCGTTTTATTCCTAAATTTGGTAATATGTTTCGCTGTTGGACACAGGGTGATCAAACAGTGTACGCAGAGTCTTTTTCTTCACGAAAGATTTTTGAACGAGTCTGTAGCATTTCGTATGCCATGCAGAACTCCAATTTTGTACGTGTAGAAAACAACGAAATCAAACTGTTTGGTTATTGTGATGTTCTGAAACGGTTACGAAAAAACACCACTCCTCTCGAATTCCTGACATTAAAAGAAGAGTGCGACTACTCTATGAAAACCGTTGCGGTAAAAGGTGTTTGTGATTTAATAGAAACAACAGAAAAAAATCTGTCCACTATTCCACAAAAAGACCGACTAGCATTTCAAGAAGTCAGCAAACAACTGCTGCGTGAACAAGGGCAAGAGTCCTTTAATTTTGACACCAAGTACTCGTACATTCAAGAAGCAGTAGTGGGTATTGTGCTGCCTGCAATTGTAAAATACGGACTGGCCCACCCGTTTACCGCAGCGGTTTTGAGTGAATTTTCAAAACAAGCATCTGCCTACACCCGTTCATCAGAGGAGTTAATAAGTAGTTACTCTAAAATAATTGATTAGGATATGGAAAAATTTAACACAACAACTACATACTAAAGGAGAACATCATGACAAATATGAAAAATTATCTTGCTTGGATACAGCAAAATCAAAAAAATAATCCTGAGTGGCAAGCTGCGAATAAGTGGCAAAATCGTAATCAAACACCTGTGCAAAAAACACCAAGTTCTGAAAACACACTGTCTGAAGGGTCAGACACCGAAATAGTGGACGAACACCCCGAAGAATAAAAAATGAAAACTTTTTGTCATGAGTTTGTGGTTTTAAATGAAACCATTCAAAACATTGAGAGTGGTGGCAGTAGAAAGTACTTGACTCCTGACGGAGTTTTTCCGTCCGTAACCACTGTTACAGGGTGGAAAAAGCGTGATTTTTTTGCAAAGTGGAGACGCGACAACCCTGAAGAGTCCGAGCGAGTGCTGTCTCGTGGCACAAAACTCCACTCACTTATTGAAACGTATCTCCGCAATACTCTTACACCTACTGCCATTAAACAAACAGTAGGAACAGCAGAGGGAGATCTTTTTGTATCAATGCAAAAAGATATTGATCGTATTAACAAGGTGTTTGCCATTGAAGTTCCGTTGTGGTCAGCAAAGGTTGGCCTTGCAGGCAGAGCGGATTGTATTGGGGAGTACGATGGTGTTCCTTCTGTTATTGACTTTAAGTCATCAAATTACTCAAAGTCAGAAGACTCTATTTTCGACTACTTTATGCAAGCAACTGCGTACTCGCTCATGTGGCAAGACCGAACAGGTCAACAACTTAAAAATATTGCTATTGTGATTGGTGTGGAAGAAGGCGGGTGTCAGGTGTTTACCGCTGATCCTCGTGAGTACATTGAAGATTTGGTGGAAGCAATTAGAATGTATAAATACCAACAGCCAATAGTTTCTAATTAATAAAAAACAGAGGATATTCCAATCATGTCAAGATTTAATAATAATACCTACTGTTCTGTCAATAAAAGCATTGATAGAGTACAAAACTCACAGAGGACTTATGTTTCTGTTTTGGAAGAAATCGTTCTGCATCTCTGTGAAAAACTGAATCTGAATCCTGATAAATTAGTAGAATCAGCGATAGAGGGTAAAAAGTTTAAAACCACGGTGAGCGAAGAATCAGAGAAGATTGATGAAGCAGGGTTAATGAAATTAACCCGTCTTGGTAAAGCATACGACAGGGCACGAATAGGTTCCCGTGGGCTTTCGAATCCTGAAAACAAGAAGCGTCTTGGTGACGCGTACTTCAGTATGCGTGACAAGTGGCTTAAAAAGCGTGAAGATCGTATCAAATCAGGAAATTACTCAAGTCTTGGTAAGCACACTGGTGTGTTAGCAGCAGCGGCTCGTGCAAAAAGGGAACGCAAGAAATTAAATCCCTGAAATAAAGTGGTATGTTACCCGTAAACTCTAAAACGGCAGGTTTTCCTGCCGTTTTTCTTTAGTATAAATAATGGAAACGGAGGACTGGTTTGATTGGATTCACTGAACATCTTACAGAGGCGTTAAAGGCAACGGGTGGAAAAAATGTCCACTTAGAACACCTTGAAGACGAAATTCTAAACAGTGGATACAGTGGGTTTAAGAGGTCTATACAGTCTATTCGTGGAGTGATTCAATCGTTTAGTGCAAACAATCCAAGTGCATACGATGTTACTGTAAAGTGGGATGGCGCACCTGCAATTGTGTGTGGAACCGACCCGTCAAGCGGTCGGTTTTTTGTGGGCACAAAAAGTGTGTTTAATGTTACACCCAAATTAAACTTTACACCCGATGACATTGACACAAACCATCCTGATGACGGATTGAACGCCAAACTTAAACTTGCACTTAAATATTTTTCTAAATTAGGAATTCGTGGAGTGCTGCAAGGCGATCTCCTGTTTGATCAGGACACACTTGTGCGCGAAAAGATTGACGGCAATATCTATCTTACATTTCGTGCGAACACCATTACTTACGCTGTGGATCCTAAAAGTCAATTAGGTAAACGAATTGCTGCTGCAAAGGTGGGTATTGTGTTTCACACAGCGTATGAAGGCAACTCTATTTCTACCATGGTTGCGCGGTTTAATCCCGACATATCGTATTTAAAAAAATCACGCAATGTGTGGTTTGATAATGCCACTCTTCGTGTTGCAAACGGTACCGCTCTGTTTTCTCATGTTGAACGCGAAAACATTGAGCGTTCAATCTCTACACTTACACAAAAAGCAGCATCACTTAAAACCGTAATGAACGCATTGTCCCGTAATGAGGGGGTAAAAACCTCTATCAAAACTTATATTAATGGGTTGGTGCGTTCCAACAAGGGCAGCGGTCACGCTGATGTCAACCAATTGCTTGCTCTAATGGCACAAAAAACAAAAATAATCAGAAAAAAACCAAGCACAAAAACTACACCGTCTATGGATTGGATCAAGGCAAATCGCAATCAGATTAATCAGATTTTTTCACTACATAATGGGTTGTCTACTCTTAAATTAAGTGTTGTCAACAAACTGTCGTCACTGAAAGGCGAAGTAGGAACATTCATAAAAGACAGCAAGGGATATCGTGTTACTACTCCTGAAGGCTATGTGGCAATTGATCGCATGAGTAATCAGGCATTAAAATTAGTAGATCGTCTCGACTTTTCGCGTAGCAATTTTAATATTGGTAGTATTTGGAATAAAAAATAACTAGTATTAGAGGTGATCCGTAGTGGCAAAACAGTTTAGAGATAAAACTCGGTCTGCGCGTTCAGAAAAAACCGTTGTGGTTGCATTTGGACGATTTCAGCCACCAACTTCTGGTCACCAACTGCTTGTTGATAAAGTAATTCAGGTTGCGCGTAACATGGGTGCTGATCACGCCATGTTTAGTAGTCGTACAAACGATCCCTATAAAAATCCGTTGTCTCCTCGTAAAAAGTTTCATTATTTAAAGACTTTTTTTCCTGACGGTAACTTTGTGAACAATCAAAAGATTCGTAATCCTGTGGATATGTTGTACTGGCTTGCAGACAAGGGTTACGATCATGTGGTGTTAGTGAGTGGTGAAGACCGCCAAGGCAACTACAAAATGTTCAAAGACTTTATGAAACCAGGCAAGGGCAACACCAGATTAAAATTAAAAAGTTTTCGAACTGTTGAAGCAGGAAAACGAGACTCCAGTGCAGGTGGAGTACAGGGCATGAGTGCGTCTAAACTGCGTGCTGCTGTTGCGGCAAACGACACTGCTACTTTTACCAGCGGTATGCCTCGTCGTGCAAACAAAAAAGATGTTAAAGCATTGTTTGCTGATCTAAAAATTGGTATGGCAACAGCAAAACCTAAACGGGTAAGGGGGAGGTCATCATTAAAAGAAGGCATTGATTACATTGAAATATACTCTGCTGCTGCTACACGACTACTAGAGAGCGACAAGCACAAACGAAGACCCCCAACACCAGGTCAAACAGGCGGATTCTCTAAACATAACACCAAATTTAAAACACCACCGTGTAAGATTGACGAAGATTTGTCGCGGTGGTTCAATGAGAAGTGGGTAAACACTGGCGATAAGAAAGACCCCAACCCGTGGGCTGTTTGTACAGTTTCTGTCGGCAGAGATGACAAAAAGAAATACGAACGTTGCGTTAAAGATGTGAAGAAACAGAGCAAGACTCCCCACAAACGGTGGGAGAGATGACTCCAAATGAGCGGAAACGCGTTGTAATTCAAAAAATACGGGTGGAACCAGAAAGCGACCGTAGCGGCAAGGTAAAGAAATCTAAATAAATGGACAATAGGAGACATATATGCAACTACCGGGAAAATCCCCAGCCATAACATCTAAATTGAATACTCTGCTCCGTATGGGGTTGGTGTCAAAGAACAATGTTCGCCGTGCCGTCAACCTGTTTTCAGACCCTGAAAAGGCAATGAAGAACCCTGCGTATCGAATGCTTATGCAGGAAATTTTGGTGGATGTGGTTGACCGTGTACTAAACAACAAAACACTGTACACTGCTCTCCGTTCGTCACTCGCAAAAGAATCCACCACGGTGACTGAAAGTATTAAATTGGAACGTCAAAAGACTCTGCTCCGTAGTGGTTTGGTAAAGAAAAAAGATGTGCTGGTAGCACGCCGTGCTCTTGAGTCACCAGCAAAAGCAAAAACCATGGCAATGTCCAAAGTGTACCGAGACATGATGATTACCATGTTGGACTCAATGGTGTCAAAGATTACTGGCTCGCCTGTGCTGTTTAATGCGTTCAAGAATACGCTTGGCAAGGAAACTTTTGAAGAGTCGTTTGAGGTTCCCACGCAAGAAGGAATGGATATGCTGTGGTTGTGTGAAGACGCGCAAACCCTTATGGAAAATAACAAACCTACGAAACCTGAACTGTGGTCAGACTCCAAAGCAAAGGCTCGAGACAAGTTTGATGTGTACCCTTCAGCTTACGCTAATGGGTGGGCTGTAAAGTGGTACAACGAACACGGTGGTGGATGGAAAAGCGTAAGCGAAGGAAAAACATTTTTTAGTCTTCGAGCTGAACTTGATGAAGCAAAGTGGGAAGGCTCTGATGCCCAATCCATACTAAATAAAGCAAAAGAAGATTACAAAAAACACTCTCTAAAAATGAATAAATCTGTTCCGCCTACACGTGGTTCAACCCACCCGTTGGCTCGACAGGACACCAAGAGCGGCAAGATGTATTGGGCAAAAGATCGTAGAAAAAAAGCAGGTAGTGGGAACAGGCGTGGTTCCGATGCCGATTACCGTTCAGATACCACATCGGAATAATTTATGATATCTTTCACAAAAAACAAGAAAACAATGGGCGAGTTTGTCTACTAATTAAACAAAAAGGGGTATCGACACATGAACGAGAACATCAAACAATTCAAGGATTTTCGCAACACACTACACGAAAGCGAGTACAAGGAAACCCTTACAGGCTACCCTAATCGTGGTATTGACAACGATGTTGGCCCTACGAATGCAAACCTCCTGATGAAGGTGAACGCGGTTCTTAATTCACTCAACAGTTTTACTCATCAGCATATTAATGACGCAATGGTTAAAATCCGCACGCGCCTGAACCTGTTCATGCTTGACTTTCCGTGGACTCCGTGGATGTGGCAGGGAAGCACAATCGGTACATTTGTTGTGCCAGTTACCTTGTTTGGTCGTGTAGACGGATATAGTGGTGTGTCTGGTGCAGGCGGTATTCGTTTTGACGGTAAGGCTAGTCCTGACGCTGGATTACAGGAGTTTACTCTGTCGGTGAGTATTTCTGATGAAGACGGATTGTATCGTGTAACCGCTAAATTAGAGCCTTCGCAGTTTGTGCCAGAGATACCAGAGAATTTTGAAGAAACTGGCACTGTGGTTACTGAAAACGCTATTGAGGAGGGCAAGACTGCAAAGATTCGCCGTTTGCAGAACCGTTTGGGTTACAAGGCAGCAAAGATTCGTAGTGGTTACGCAAAGGCGACTCCAGAGTCTACAGAAAGTATCAAGAAGATGCAGGGTATTGTTTCTAAACTGTCTAAAAAGCAGGAAAAAACCAACCAACGTCGAGCCGAGGAAAAGTTTCCAAAGTCTGATCCGAAAATTGCAAAAATGGATTGGGATCAAAGGGCACGAACAAGGAGAGGAGGATACCATCCCATTCTCGGCAAGACCGCTTCCTACTGGACCAATTCCCTTACTATTCGGCGGGGTAAAGCAGAAAAAAGTATGAAGACAGAGGAAACTAAAAAACCGTGGTGGTCAGGCAAAACCCAAGTCGAACTCAATGCTGCGGCAGCGGCAGCGTCTGCTGCTCGTAAGGGAGAAGAAGACGAAAAGCGCAAGCGTTTCTCTGCTGAACTAAAAAGACAAAAATGGACAATGGTAAAGAAAGCGGCACCAGGATCAGTGAAAGAGGGAGTGTTAACAAAATCTCTGCATAGTTTAGGAAAACGATTGCGTGGATCAACCAAACCGTCTTCTGTAAATTCATCAAATAAAAAACTTCGTCCTTTGGAAAACCCTTCTTACGGTGAATGGGATTCACAAACACGCTCACGGATGGTGCAAGAAGGCAGTGCACCCATTAGTCCACGAGAAGCAGTTCGGGGACAGCGATGGGCTCGCCGTCAACTACGCCAATCAGAAAACTCACGATCAAGCGGAATGAGTAATGCAGAACTACACTCTCAACTGGCAATTACTGGTGAAGTTATTGGTGGTTCACGAATCAAAAATAAGAATCGTCTGGAAAGAAAAAAAATGTAGCAAACACAGGTGGTTGTAACTAGTTTATAATGGAATTTAAAACACTCAACCGCGATAACTTCATGCTGTACTGTATTGGAAACTACACCAATTCAGACTGTATGGGCATGGCAGAGTTTACTGAAGATCTTGCCAGAATTAAATATGTTAAGCGTTTGCTAAAACGGTACAAACGCACAGGAAATATACGAATTATTCTGCTGCTTAATCACCTCATGGTGCTTGGTAACGTTTTTGGACGCACTCCTGCGTCCCGTATGTTGTTTTACAAGTTAGAAAGCAGTATACACCCACTACTGAAAACAGTCTTGCTGTATTTGGACTACATAGATGAGCAGACTGTTTTTGACGGTTTAATCACAGCGGACATACCCATAGACAATAAACTTGCAGAATTACTTAAAGAACTAACATGAGCCTTTCGTCAGTACACACAATTTCTGTGTTGGCACACACTTGTGTGCCTATAAATTCAAGGACACTGTAATGCCCAACAGTGCAATTACAGCAATGTTTGGTGGGGGTCA